AATAGCTTTACTAATTTTTTCACAATGTTCTTTTGTTCGCACATGCTTTTTCATCGTATTACTACTTTTTAATACTCTTTTATCCGTTTCTTTTGTTAATCCTTTATTCCACGGTATTCTTTCTTTTGTTGCTTTACTTATCTTTTTTCTCCATTTTAATTTATCTGCTTCAGAAAAATTACATCTTAAATCTCCACCATCCCCACCTTTTGTTAAATTATATCCATAAAGTGAATTACTACTTTGATAAAAAGCTATACATTCAATCTCAGATTCATATAACTCTTCTTCAGAATAGCAAAAACCTAAAATTTCTATTTTAAAATTTTCTTTTCCATATTTTCTTATAGTATTATAAAAATATCTCTTATTGTTATCTCTCTTTTTTAGTGCCTCATAAAAATGACTTCTAATATATTTTTAAAGTATACATTAGAAGTTTTTCCAATATAACATTTATTATTTTGAATGTTTGTAATCTTATAGATTACTCCATAAAAATATTTTGGGTAATTATACATATTTTCCGGTCTCATAGTTATTTAAGCATATCTATCAAAGTTTCTGCCTTTTACAATTACATCCATAATATCTTCTCCAATATGACAGTAACTTTCTTTAATCTTATGTTTACCCCTTTCGCACAACTTTTTATATTCTTCATTAGACATAGAATCTATTTGTTGTGTGTTAAGAATGGGCATGTCTATAAATGTTCTTAACTCCATTTTTTCTCCATGCCTCTCCGACAGGGCTCGAACCTGTGACAATCTGCTTAGAAGGCAGATGCTCTTCCTACTGAGCTACGGAGAGTTATTAGGCAGGGAGAGAATCGAACTCTCGCTTACAGGTTAAAAGCCCGTTGCTCGTCCTTCGAGCTACCGACCCATATGTATAAAAAATCAAATCTAAATTACTTCTGCTTTCTATTATAATACCATGCTAATGAAACCCATACCGTATTACCAAATACTAATAATATGCCAGCATAAAAGCTCCATTGATGATCTACGCTGGGATAATAATATAAATTCCAATATCCCCAGCTTGTAAAGAATAACCAAATAGGCCAATATACACCTTTTACTTCTTTATCTTTTAGGATTTTCTTTACATTAAACCATGTTAGAATAGCACCACCTAATTCAAATAAAGCATTAATTATATCATTCATTTTATACCATCTTTCTTATTTATTGTCGTACTAAAACATCATTTTTTTTCTTAAAGTAATTACATTCTTTATCGCCAGTTCTATACCAAAAATTTAAAAAATTAGCTGGGGTATTTTTAGGATGTTTACAATCAGCTGGTTCATGATACGTACATTCTAAACATTTTACTACTGTAAGATTTGCTTTTTTTCTTTCTTTAAAAAATGTACAGTGATACTGGTTTTCATCATATTTACGTGAACTACTTTTTGGATGGGTGCATTCAGCTCCTATTTTATTATATGTACAATCAAAGCAATTCAAAATTGACACGATTATCCCCCTTATTTGTACTTTATAAACATATTAAATGATAGAAGATCTTTTATATAATTTAGGGAAATGGAGTTATATTCTTTTTTAACTACTATTTTTTACCTTAAAATTTCATCTATTTTAAGTATCATGTAATATGTAATATTTTTTACTCAAAAAAAACATGATATGAAAAACTTAAACTTTTCCAATGCAACAGTATTAATTATCGGGGATGCTATGTTAGATCAATATTACATAGGTAATGTTGATAGAATATCCCCTGAAGCACCCGTTCCTGTTATTAAAGTAGATAAAATAATACAAAACCCGGGTGGAGCAGCAAATGTAGCTGATAATATTGCATCTGTCCATGCCCATCCTTATTTAATAGGACTAATTGGGAAAGATAACTATGGATCCATTTTAAAAAAGCTATTAGAGGAAAGAAACATATATTACTCCTTGTATGATACTCAAAGTACTACAATAACTAAAACGCGAATAGTTGCTCAATATCAACAAATAGTTAGAATAGATACAGAAGATTATTCACCTCCCACAACTGCAATAAAAAAAACAATAAGAAATCAAGTTCTTGATAATATAAATAAATTTGAATGTGTAATACTATCTGATTATAATAAGGGGTTACTTGATGATGATTTATGCCAATATATAATTAAAGTAGCAATAACTTGGAATAAAAAAACCATTGTGGATCCAAAGGGAACAGATTGGTCTAAATATACAAAAGCTTACATTGTAACCCCAAATTTAAATGAGTTATCCACACTTGTTAATAAAAAAGTGGATAACAATGATACTGCAATAGAAACTTTAGGAAGACAAATTATTAAAGAATATGGCTTCCAATATCTCTTAATTACAAGATCTTCCAAAGGTATGAGTTTAATCTCATCCAAAAAATGCATCCATTTACCTGTAGAAACCCAGGATGTTTATGATGTGTCTGGAGCAGGTGATACTGTAATAGCAATATTAGCAGTTACTTTAGCATCAGGTTGCCCAATACACAAATGTACTAAACTCGCCAATAAAGCTGCAAGTATTGTAGTTAAAAAATTTGGAACCAGAACTATTACACGAAAAGAATTAGAAAGCATTACTGCGGGGGGGAGTTGAACCCCCATGCCACTAAAGGGCATCAGGGCTTAAACCTGATGTGTCTACCAATTTCACCACCGCAGCTTATTTGATTGTTCCAAACGTATCTTGAGGAAAATATTTTACTATTTCCCCTTTTTCATTCATTAAGATAAAACTTAAAGATTCATTAGTATACTTTGGTTGTAATTTTGCAAAAAACGCCGATCCATCCAGTTCTGCTGGTAATTTAATAAGAGCATATCCTTCTTTTTGCAAATCATACAGTATTTGTTGCTTTGCAGTAGGAAAATTATCTAAAATATTACCATAATTTTGCTCTCTTTCCTGTTTTATTATTAGAATAGCTGGAGATTGGAGGTCTTTTCTGACTTTATCTTGTATAATGTCAAAAAGACAAGTCTTATCATAGTATTTTAACTTTTTGCTCTCTCTTCCATACTCATCTTTTACTCTAACAATATCTGTCTCATCATTAACACCAAAAGCCAGATCAAAAATCTTACCTGTTTCTTGTTCTCCTACGTAAGTTACCCTATGAATGACATGCCTCTTAAATCCAAACTTAGATCCTACAAATCCAGTAGTAACTATCAAATGATCTTTTAAAAATTGCTCTACTTCTGCGAAACGCTTTGCTTCATTTGGTTCATCTAATATTTCAACAGGAATAGGCTTACTACTATACTCTACAATAAAATGATCATCTAATACAAGATAAAATTGGTCTCTCTTGAAATGGTATTGCATTGAAAGCATCTCATTCTTTTTAACATAAAGAATCTTAGGTGTACAATGCACATTATCTCCATATCTTTCATAATATCCCCAAGGACGATGTTCTGTAAACATTTCAAATGGTTCTGGTACTGATCCTGGTTTAAGTATCATATATTTCTCCTTACAAAATTGCTAATACTTGATTTTCTTTAATCAGAAAAAGATTTTTTTCTTCTCCTTCAATTTCCATAGGTACTTTAGTATGAGCATTAAACATTATTCTGTCTCCTTCTGATAATTCTGAACCAACTATTTTCCCTGCAGAAATAACCCCTCTTCCTACAGATACTACTGTTCCATAACAAAGAACATGTTCAACACTGGGAGGAATATAAAGACTTCCTACTTTTTTTTCCTCATCAGGCTCCTCTTCTCTTACTAAAACTGCATCTCCTAATACTTTCATCTAGCATCTCCTTATATATTTATTATTTTTAATAATTTATTTTGTTCCTTTGCTAAATCAATAGTTGATTTGGTACCTTTACTTTTTCCATCCCAAAATGCTATTACTTGATCGGCTGTATCAACTATGTCTTTATTTCTAAGAAAGCCTGCCCTTTTACCGAATGTATTCCAATCTGGTTTAAATATCTTTTTTGGTATATTATACATATCAGCAAAATGCTCAGCAAGTGTATCTGCACCTTTGGCTCCTCCAGAAACAATTAATTCTATATCAGAAACTTCCATTAATTTTTGAATGCTTAAATACATTTTCCTAAAACTCTTAAAATTTCTTGAGCCTACAATAGCTAATTTCATCTAATCCTTTCTTCCAATGTCTCCATACGTTTTTCTAAACCATCTATACGACCTTTATGGTTTATTTGAGAATAAGGATATTTAAAGTTTGCTACGATTATTACTATTATGAGCACAACGCCACCTAAAACTAATAACATATGTTCTTTATCCATATTTTTCTCCTTTGCCCCTGGAGGGTTTCGAACCCCCACGCCCTTTCGAGCACCAGATCCTAAATCTGGCGTGTCTTCCAGCTCCACCACAGAGGCTTATTTTTTTGAATGTCAGTATCTGTTATTGACATACTATTCTTCTTTTTCTTCCTTCTCTGTTTTATCCTCTTCAATAAGTGCTTTAAAAGCTTCTTTAACATTTTTTATAAGTTCATCATAAGTATTTTCATCAAATGTCTGAGTATTCAAATGCCACCCAGGACGAACTTCTAAAGTAGTCCAGAAACCACCTTCTTCTTCATACACAGGAAATACAAACTCTTCTCCTTCATGCTCAATTATTATTTTTGATACTTTCATAGTATCCCCCTAATCATCAAAATTTATTTCTTCATCTTCCTCCTTTCTTTCTTCTTTCATATCATCATTTTTTTGACTAGGATCTTTAAGTGGATCATAGATAGGAGGTCTACCACCTTCCCAAGGAGATTTAATCCATGTCCATTTATCTCCTACACGTTTTATTCTTACATCACCTGACAACACGTCCTTTTGTCCTTCAAAATAAGCTTTCTCTAACGAACTTTGTACCATTCCTTTTATTGAAGTTAAATGATTATCCTCTTCACTTTTACATGTTATATTACATACAATAAACATACATACTAAAAAAATAATTAATTTTTTCATCTTATTCTCCTTTAATCATGTTCAGAATTTATAGTAATATTTTGTCCATCCCTATCAAATTTATTCCAATCTAATTTATCAGGGAAATGAATTGTATATGCATCATTCCATATAACATCTAAACCAAGAGATTCTAAATAATCTTTGATAATCTTTCCTATTAAAGACTTACCACTTCGTCGTTTACCTTCAATATTAATAGTTACTGTTTGCTTCATTTTATTTCCCTCATTTCATATTTAATTCTACGATCTAAAAAGAATTGTTGTAAGTCTTGTATTGTCTTACCTATAAACTTTCTTGCTATTGGTGCAGAATGAATAATTTTATTACCATCTGTTATCACACCATATGTTGCTGTTTTAGTACTAATCCAATACAGATGTTCGTTTTTTGTCATCTTCTACTTCCATCTTCTTCGTGGTCCAGTTAAAAGTTACCCCATAAATATAACCATCATTATCTATTTGAAAAGCTAATCGTTTTCCTACAAGAATATCTGTAATAGTTGCTATGATACTAAGTGTTGATATCCCTTCTTCTTTCGTATCGTATGCAGCCAGTCCTACTTTGTTTTCTTTATCTTCATATTCACGCAATTTCCACTTTTCAATAGCAGGAACTATTGTATTAAAATTGTCATATTTGATTGGTTGACAAAGAGTAATCATTTTAGTAATGATTTTTTCTACTTCTTTCATGTTTATTTCATCCTCTGCTTCTCGTAATTCTAATGAATCAATTCCAAATGGCATCTTTTACCTCCTTCTCTTTTTTTCTTCCTCAAAAAACTTATGTAATTTTTGTTTTAGTTTCATTCTGGTATAATCAGTACTAAAAGGATACATTGTTAAAAGTTCATGTACTTGAAAAGTAATTTCTTTAGTACCATCAAACACTCCACCACTATCATGATAAGGATGTATATTATAATTCATTATTTTCCTGCATAGTATACTATAACATTAGGATATTCATGAACAATAGATATAACATCTTTGGCAGAAACATTATGATATTGTAATTGTTCATTGATTTTAGCTACATGATTAATTTGCATTGTATTACGTTCTCTCATTATAGTAAAAAATTTTATTGTTTTCATATTAGCTCCTTATGCAAGGGAATCCGGGTACGATCCGGAATTTATGGATTTGGAATCCATCGTGTTCTCCATTTAACACTATTCCCCTATTCTTCTACTACTATGCCTAAAGGTGAGCCTTCTTCAAGATAAGTTTTTGTGAAAGCTTCTACACCTACTACTTTATACATTTTACCATTTATTTTAACTTCTGGATAAAAATCGGAAAAGTGACGCAAGCCGTTTTCTTCGTCTCTATATACATCATTTTCTACAGCAAATACACGTCTTTCAATTCCTTTGACAGTAAGTAAAAACTTATTTATACTTGTAAACGATTTCATTCTTTCCCTGCATAATTATACTCCATATTCAATTTTTAAATTTTCTTCTTTCATCTGTTCGTCTACCCAAGCATTAATTTCTTTTTCTATTTCTTTCCAATTGTGACTCTTTTTTAAAGAAGTAAATTTCAACCAATTTTTAAAATCAACATGATTTACTAATCGCTTAAAAGCAGTTTTTTTATTTTGGGCACGACTACGCTGTTCTGTGCCTATCACAACTACTCTAGAATCAGAATGTTTAATACGTACACAATTTTTTGACTTATTTCTATGTTGCCCACCAGCCCCGGATCCAGAGAAATAAGATATTTCTAAATCTTTTTTAGTTACAGAAAATAAAAGCTTACGCTTTGACTTTCTTTCTATTTTTTTTGTTTTTTTTGACAATCCATTCCTCCTTTTGATCGTTTCTGCACTTCTTACATTTTGCATGATGATACGTATATAATAAAGCCTCACCACTTTTTTTATGCGTATATTTCCTGGAAGTTCTATGAAACTGAGAAATCGGTTTAGGTTCTTTACAACATGTACAAATCTTTACATCCCCAAAGTCATTCATTTTATCTATCTCCTTTTTTACTGGTGATCGGCGAGACTCGAACTCGCAACATCCAGGATCACAACCTGAGGTTCTACCAATTGAACTACGATCACATATTAATTAACTCTATGTCTTTCAGCTAAGTACTTCTTAGCTTGTTTAAGATGCCAGATAGTATCAATTTCCCAATCTTTCTGTCTTCTTGAAATCCATTTGCCATCTTTTAATATCTTATCCTTAACTGTTATAATCTCTCCTTCTTTAGCTTTTTTCTCGTGTACCCACTTATATGTATAAGTATTACCTATTCTGAGTCGGCACTGTTTATACATTCTTTTTCCTTACATCCATTTTTCTTCCATTCAACAAAATGCTTCCATTGTAACGGTCTTTTATATAAATCAAAAAAATGCATTACTATCCATTTAATAAACAAAGGTGCTTCTTTTTCTGTTACTTTTTCTATGGAAAAACACGTATCTTTTCCATCACGAAGTACAGCATGCATAGTGACCCACCCAGCATTATAATAAAAAATATAGGCACTCATCAATTGAGTTGCTTTCCCTTCTTTATTTTGATACCACATGATAATAACCCTTACAGTAATTTTAAATTGCCAGTAATTTTATCAAGCTTTTCAGCTAAATCGGGTCCTAATGCTAAGCAAGTAATAGTTGGTTTATTAATTCGTATATATCCTTCACCATCACATTCCACACACAATCCAGTAACAGTTTGAACAGTAATCATTCCAGTTCCTTCACAAACTTGACATTTATTTTTTTCTTTAAATTCAGTTACACCATTATCTTCTATAATAGCATTAATGATACGCTCTTCTTCAGCTTGCCTTTGTATCATTAATAGTTCTTCTAATGAATCACATCCAACTACTATTTTAATAAAATCTTTATTCATCCAATTCATCATAGGTTCTGTTATTCTTAACCTGGCTTGAAATTCTACTTCATTCCAACCCCAATGAGTAAGTAATACAGCAGTTTCTCTAGATCCTAAAAGAGTTAGTCTGTCAAAAAATATTTTTAATGCAGCATGGGCAACCTGACTCGCAAATTTACCCTTTCTCATTTTTAAATCTGTTCTTACTACTATAACTTGTTTAACCTTACTCATAACTATACCTCTTTTTATTGATGAACTTGCAATAAGAATCTTACTTATTTCAATTTCTGCAATAACTTATTTATCATTTCTAGTTCTCTCTGCTTCTTCTATTAATAATTGCGTAGCACTCTCATCTATATGAATATCCATTACCTCATCATGTTCAAAAGTCCATGGTTTATATAATCCTAGCTTTTTTTGGATCCATCGTAAAACTTTTATATACCATGGAGGACCGACTTTCATACGTACAGTAGTGATTTCCGGATCATAAAATTCAGATGTCATTCTGTTTTCTCCTTTGATACATCTTGAAACATTACACCACAATCTAAACAATACCAATAACTATGTATACTCCAAGATCTATGTCCGGGGCACATCACTTTATTACTTTTTCTTACCTCTTCAAATTCTGTGTGGCAACTAGCACAATTAGGACATTATAATGGTTCTTCACTCATTTTACACTCCATCCATTGGGTTTTGTAATAACCTTATTTTCAAGCCATTCAACATATTCTATGTCCGGCTCCCCTTGAGAATTTACCCAAGATAATCCGGTTTCTTTTTTAAAATGCATTCTTAATTGTTTTAAATCCATATATACTCCTTATAACGATACTATTCTCATAATCACAGATAAAAAACATACAAAAATACCAAGCCCTAAAAACAAAATCAAATCTGATGCTATGTATATACTTATAAGCACAGCACCTATTCCTGCTAAAATTAATCTATTTTTTCTGGTATTTTCCATCTTACTTCTCCCGTTCCTTTTAATTCTAGTATTACTTTTACTTCCTCTTCTTTATAATCACAAGATCTATTATAACAAAGTAGTAATCCAGTATAATGATTTCTTTCTGCACAAAACCTTCCATATTTAGGACACACTTCCATTCCTAACCTCCTGTGAGTTTCTCGAATCTACCATCACAAAATATATCGTAAGGTCTGGCCCAAGTAATGTCATCTTTCCTTAACCAATCAGCATCTTGTAGCTTATGATATATGACAAGCTTCTCCTCAATTTCAGTATAAATAGCTATATAGTCTACTTTATATATACCACCTTTTTTATGTTTGTAGACTCTTCCTACTTTAGCTTCCACTTCTAACTTCCTCTTATTTTAAGTATACTGGACAATTAACATATCTCTGTCCTATTACATGATCCCATTTAATTAATACAGATTCACTCTCCTCTCTAAACTCTGTTATACATTTTACATAATCTAGGCTTTTTATCTCATATCTAACACAATTCATACATTGATATAAATATCTTCGTACTGTTTTGGGTTTCTTTTCATTTTCCATTTCTAAATTCCTCTATGGTTTTTCCTCTTATGATCTCTGCCAACTCAAAACAATATGAGTATAAATGAAGACCTTTCGAAGAAGCAATCATTTCACCATCCTCTACTCCTATTTCCCCAGCCAGATATTCTTTAAGCTGTTGGATAGCTGCTAAGTTAGCTGGAAAACCCGAATTACCTGTTATAGATATTTTATTATTTCTTCTAATAACAAAATTACCATGTTTAGTATTAACACACCAAACTTTTCCATTATAATATTTAGTAGGTAATTTTCCATTATCTGAAAAGTGAATAGGTTGTAACATACTTTCTCTCTTTGAAGATATTTGTATCACTCCTTTTTTCTCATTTATCAAGGTACTATAACCTAAAGAAAATGCTAATAATTGAAACCATTCAAGTCTATATAGTTTTTGTGAATAAAAAGTCCAAGATAAAGTATTGTTTCTTCCAAGTTTATATGTTCCATCTGCCATAATCATAGATTCAAATAATGCTTTTCTATCTTCTTTACATAATGAAATTAAATCATGTGTAGGTTCTCTATTTGGTATTATATCTCGTATCCAACCAGCTTCATTAGCAGGTATTGTAAAAGTATGTAAAGTAGATACTGTATCTTTATAAGGTCTTTCTACCACTCTTTCATTATAATTTATATTTAATTCTACCAATATCCCTCTTATTTCGTTAGTATATTTTTTAGATGTTTGATATATTTCTATTGTCTTACATCCTTTTCTATAATAACTATCTGTTAATACCCACCCAATAAGAGAAGCTTTAGTCTTTCCAATAGACCATTTACCATCATTACAAGGAGCAGATATTGGAATAAAAGATCCGTGTTTAATTTTTAATTCATCAATACGAGTAAGATTATATTTTTCTTCTACACTCCTTTTATTACCCGAATGTGTAATATATTTATGAAATATTTTATGATTGGGTGTCACTAATTGATCTATTCTCTTTGTTTCTATTTTAAACATTTTACCTTCATAATCTTGTTTGTTAATATCAAGAATATCTGTAAATTCTATTTCATGTGTTGTATCATTATAAGAAGCTATAACATCATCTTCATTTATAGTATCAATAGTTTGCCAACCTCTTTTAGTAAGAGCTTCTGTTTTTTCATCTATACACCACAGATCCCAAGAGCGAAAATAAACTACAAAATGAAGTTTACCATCTTGGATCCTTGTATCAATTGATCTGAGACAAGGAGGATCATTTAATAGCATATCTGTAGGATGTGCTATTTGTAATACCATTTGATTATTTCGGTATCCTTTATTTTTATACATCCAGATAGCTAATTCTAATTGATTGATATAAGCAATGTCATTTTCCATTTCAATAAAAGGCATTTCTCTTACTTCTGAAAATTTAAAATCATTATTTTCTATTAATCTTCCTAAAGTATATAATTTGTAATCAGTAAGCTGTCCTACTGTTAATCTAAAAGGGTATCTTGTTAATCGTTGCCCATAAGTATATGCTTCTCCTTTTTTTAACTCCCCTGTCATCAAATATGGAATATAATCGGTGAGGTAGTCTTCTGCAACAGGGTTGGGGATACTATACTGAGAAGGTAGAGAAGGAAGAATAGGCTCACTACCAGGGTGAGTAATATGCACAGTGATATAATCAAACTCCAATCTTTGGTCTCCTTCATAACTCCCCCTATCAATTTTAAAATCTCTTCCATGCTCAAGACAATTATAAACTGTTTGGAACCATGCGTCTGACAATGTGGTTGCTTCAATATCTATCAAATTTAGTTTCATATTATTTACTCTTTTTTACTTTATCTGAACAATGAGCTATATACTCTACACAGGGTCCATTTATAATCTTACATCTATAATAAACTATTTTAGTTTCACTTACTGAAGTAGCATCTCGTATGCATGCCCCTGCTTGATTACTATGGTGCGAAGGCACATGCATAACTTCATTTTGCTTATCTGTTTCTATTGTATTAAAAACCATACAATTTTGACAATCAATACAATATTTGTATCTGTTATTTTCTTTTACTTTTTCCATTTCATTTTTCTCCTTCATTTTTAATTATGGACTTCCTCTATAATCTCTTCCATATACTTTGTTACAAATATTTAAAGATTCACTTTTAAACATCCCGGCATTAAACATTTTACATTGAGACTCATCAGTTTTATCATTAAAGCCCCAAAAACCGCAAGTTGTCCACCCACAGCTGTCATAACAATGACCCATACATTTAACAACTTTATTATTGCTGTTATTTAAAAGGTTTATAGTCACCCATTTTTGATTGATTTTAAAACAATATTCTTCCCAGAGATATTGATTATTATATCTCAGTATATAGTTTTAAATCGCTTGTATTAAGCCGTAATTAAACGATATTCAGTCATATTCCTTAATAAATACATTTCCCTCTATTCAGTCATATTCCTTAATAAATACATTTCCCTCTAGGAAAAAATTTAAAGTGCCTTCACTGAAACCAGGCATTTTTAATTTTTTACAGGAGGGTGACTACAATGTTTTAAATAACATATTGGCATTTAACATCATATCTCTAACCTATCCCTAACATCTTCTATTGCATTTATAATATCTTGTAGTCTATTACTTAAATCATCCAACTCTGTGATTACACGAGAGCGGTCTTCAGCTTCTTTCATGTTCCCTTCACCAACGCTTGGAGGAGGGCAAACCATCAAAGGATTTAGTTGCTCTGTAAGAGCTCCTAACTTACTCTCAATAGTATCTACTTTATCTTTTAGTAAATCTATTCTAGATAAAGTGCGGGATTCTTTTCCTGCTTTGTTCATTTCTTTTTCCATTTCATTTTTCTCCTTTATTTAATTAGCGGTTGGGGCGAATTGAACGCCCGTCTCCTGCTTGGTAAAACAAGTACTCTATCGTTGAGCTACAACCGTATACAATTATTTACCCACTAACGGTATATTACATTTAGGACAAGATTTTGAAGAACATGGTATTCCTTTATCATGCTTTGTTTTGTATGAACATTTAGGACATTCACAATAAATTGCACCCATGTCTTGTTGTCTAGGTCCTCCTTTTCCTTTACCTTCTCCTCTTTCTCCTTTTTTAGCCCACATAAAATACCTCCTTAGTTTAATTTTTAATTAGCGGATGACGAGCCACGATCTCGTACCCAGAGTTTGGAAGACTCTAATGCTTCCTCTTACACCACATCCGCTTGTTTTTTATTTTTGAAAAGATGTTTATTCCATTGTCCTTTTCCCATGCAAGACCTATTACAATAAAAATTTTTATAACCTTGTTTAACTTTTGAATTATATTGAGATAAATCTAATTCAAAAGTACTACCACAGAAATTACATTCTATTTCAATAACTAGTTTTCCTCTTTCTAATGCATGTTTTCTTGCATGCTCTTCATTAGTATATATTTCTAAATTCTCTGGTCGATTATCAAAAGTATCATCAAAAGTATCATCATTAATATGGTGTACTGTTTCATTTTTCTTTAATGGTCTTCCCAGTTTCTGAGACATTACTAGCCTATGCTCTAAAATAACTCCGTATTTATCTGCATTAGGATGATCATAAAAACCACACAATCTTTTGTATCCTACAGTCATCTTATCGCCTTATGCTCCCCTGGTTCATATTCCTTTTCAATCTTATATCCTTTCTCTCCCATACCTATACACCATTTCCAAAGACTTTCTTGTGTTAGAAATTCAGAGTCCTTTTTTACTATTTTTATATCTCCCAGTTTAGTTATGTAGTACATTACCCTTTCCGTCCACACAATCCACAGTAATTACCTTTTATATGAAAAGAATTATCACAGTGTGGGCATTTACATTCTTCCCCCTTTCGAGCATTCTCATACTTTGGTATTTTATCTACTGACATACTGATTTCCTCCACTATTTTTTCTCTTAGTTTCATTATTTCTGACATAGCTTCTCTAATGCACGCACCAACATAGTAATGAGATTTTTCTTCAGTTGCTTGATGATGTAAATCTGCTAACTTTTCAAGGATATCATTCATTACATCTCCTTTTATTTAATCTTATGCCTTGTTTTGTCATACATTATTTTCTTCTTCCTTCTTCTCTTAATATTTTTTCTAAACAACTTATAAAAGATCTATGTGTGTCTGCTAATAAATCCACACACTTCAATACTTCATAATACTTATCAGAATCTTGCCGGTTTTGTTGAAAAGTATCGGCGTAATACATTACTTCTTCATACTCTTCTAAAAGATTATCAGTACCCTTCTCAAACTTTACTTGATCAATTTCATCTGTACTATTCAATTGATCTAAAAGACTTGAATAATCAGCTAATGCTTTGTCTACTTTATCTACTAAAAACTCTTCTATAATCTCGTTACTCATATTCCTTCTCTATTGATATACTTATCAACTGTTTCAGGTGTATAACCCAATGCTAGTATAGCTTGATAAACATGTTGTATAATTTCGTCTATTACAGTTGTC